TACCAATCAGGATGTGATTCAGATTCTTGCGCTCATGAATGCTTCGGGGTACGAGTTACTCCGTAAGCATGACTGGCGTAGACTTACAAAACAGCACCGATTCTACACAGACTATGTAACGACTACGGGTACATGGACTAGTGGTGGAACTACAGTTACAGCAATACCATCGACTGCTGGATTAGACAGCACCTACCAGCTATACGGCGTAGGAACAGCAAACGACACTCAGATACAGACAGTTGACTCAGGCACAGCAATAACTGCCACACAAAAATTCACAGAATCAGGCACAAACGCTACTATTTCCTTTATGAAGGTAAAGTACGATTTGCCAACTGATTACGAATATACAATACCTAGAACACATTGGGATAAGGATAAACATTGGGAGATGCTTGGCCCAATTGACGCGCAACAATGGGAATGGCTGCTATCAGGCTACATCTCTACTGGCCCACGCATACGCTGGCGCTTGCTAGGCCCATATTTCCAGATCTGGCCCGGTATTGCAGAAAACGAGTTCTTAGGCTATGAGTATAGAAGCAATGGATGGGCCGAAAGCTCACTAGGAGTTGCTAAGTTGAGTTTTACAGCCGACTCTGATACCTGCATATACCCAGACCGTTTAGTCGTTCTAATGACGAAATTGAAGTATTTTGAGGCTAAGGGCTTCGATACTACAGCTATGTACAGAAACTTCCTGCAAGAGATGGAAGTCGTTATAGCTCAGGACATGAGTTCAGCCAATCTATCGTTTGCACCAAGACCGGGTACAGTGCTAATCGGCTATGACAACATACCCGATACTGGCTACGGGAATCCTAACTAATGTTCCAAGCACAGAGAACCGCTGCACAAGTAGCTTCTGTACCTGCTCCAGTAGGTGGCTGGAATGCTCGTGATTCTATTGCGAACATGGAACAGACCGATGCTGTAGAGTTAATTAACTTCTTTCCATCCTATTCAAACGTAGTTCTACGCGGCGGGTACTCTAACCACGCTACAGGAATAACTGGTCAGGTTGAGACTTTAATGAACTACTCAACTGGTACGGGTGAGGAGCTGTACGCAATTGCCGGAACACAGATATATGACGTTACTTCTGCTGGTGCAGTAGGTGCGCCTGTAAAGGTAGGCTTAACAAACGCTCGATGGGAATTCATTAATGTTACGACTGGCGGCGGTAGCTATCTATACCTAGTCAATGGTGTAGACGCTCCTTTGCTATTTGATGGCACTACATGGGCCTCTATTACTGCTATATCGCCTATAGCTATAACAGGCGTTACAAGTACAACACTAGATAATATTACTCTGTTCAAGAACAGGGTATGGTTTACGCAAAAGGAATCATTAAAGTCTTGGTACTTGCCTACTAATCAGGTCGGTGGTGCAGCTAATGTTCTCGATCTAAGTACCATTGCTAAGTTTGGTGGTCACATTACAGACGTAGCTACATGGACAATTGACGCTGGCTACGGGGTTGATGACAATCTAGTATTTATAACAAGCAATGGAGAGTGCATAGTTTTTAGTGGTACTGACCCTGCTAGTTCTGCTACTTGGGCATTAGTTGGCGTATGGAAGCTAGGCTCTCCGATTGGTGATCGCTGCTTCATGAAGTACGGTGGTGACATCTTAATCATGACATACGATGGATTAATACCCCTTGCAGCATCACTACAAAGCTCTAGGCTCGATCCTCGTGTTGCTTTGAGTAACAAGATACAAGGCGCGTTTACTGCCGCTTCTATACAGTATGCAGACAACTTTGGCTGGCAGATACATTACTCAGCTAAGAATAACGCTGTATGGGTCAATGTACCTGTCGATGAAGGCAACAATCAAGAGCAGTATGTAATGAATACGATTACAAAGTCTTGGTGCAAGTTTCAAGGCTGGGAAGCCAACTGCTGGGAATCGTTCGGAGATAATCCTTACTTTGGCGGCAATGGCGTTGTAGGCAGGGCTTGGGACTCAACCTATGCAGATAACGGTACAGACATTAATACTAACGTGCTGCAAGCGTTTAACTACTTTGAGCAGCGTGGTGTAAAGAAATACTTTACTAGAGCTAGACCATCTATCTTTACGGACGGTCTGCCAGCTATACAAGTCTCAATGAACATTGACTACGATGTATCTGATCCTACATCGGCGCTGTCCTTTTCTCCTAGCTCGTATGGGCTATGGGATACAGGAATATGGGATACGTCATCATGGGGACAAGGACTAATGATTACTAATAACTTTCAAGGAGTTACAGGTATAGGATATTGCGGCGGAATACACCTTAAAAGCGCATCTCAGACCCTACAACTTGAATGGGCGGCAACTGACGTAGTTTATCAAACTGGATGGGCTGGCATATAGTACAAGGCGATTCTGTTGGTGCATGGGTAGCAGAACAGACCACAGGATCGTACCATTGCAATTCATCAGCTATAGGGCTGGAACGAGAAGGACAGATAGTTGCAGGGGTGATCTACGAGAGCTTTATGGACACCACCATTACCTGTCATATTGCAGTAGCAGGGCGAATGAATAAGACATTCATAGCTGCGATATTTAACTACCCGTTTATAGTATGTAACGTAGAGAAGATAGTAGTACCGATCACTGAAGAGAACGATAAAAGCATTAAGCTAGTAAAGAATATGGGCTTCACTGAAGAAGCCAGAATAAAGAGAAGTAACGGCGATATGATATTTTTTACGCTGTTGAAAGATAAATGTAAATTTTTAGGAGGCAAGTATGGGTAAGAAAGCAACTCCACCGCCAGTACCAGACTATGGCGCAGCAGCTAAACAGCAAGGCGTAGCTAACTTAGAGTCTGCTGTAGCAACGTCTAAACTATCTAACCCTAATACATACGGGCCATTAGGTAGTCAGGTAGTTACCTACGGCACTGGAGAAGATCAGTACACCCCGACCATTAGGCAGACACTTACGCCAGATGCTCAAGCTACTTTAGAAGCGCAGCAAGGTGTAGAGAGGTCGCTTGCAGAGCTAGGTCAGCAGGGTGTTGCACAGGCTAAAACCATACTAGGTACTCCGTTTAATCCTAATCTGCCGGGTATTGATACAAGCATTGCAGAGTCAGTTTCACCAGTTAACCAAGCTGTATACAACGCTGGAAGCGCACAGAGGTCTGTTGCTGGCCCTACTTTCCAGCAAGGTATAGATACGTCAGGGATAGCCGCAATGCCTGTTAACGCAGGTATGACGGGTCAGCAAGCAATTATGTCTAGGTTACAGCCTCAGTTAACACAAAATGAGAATGCAACAAGGCAGCGTCTTGCAAATCAAGGTCTAGTCACTGGTGGCGAGGCTTACGAGAATGAAATGCGTACTATGGGCCAGAACAGGAACGACTTAGAGCTACAAGCTGCTGCACAAGGTATCAATCTTGATGCAATGATGAATCAGCAAGGCTTTGGACAGGCTCAGGCTCGTGGTCAGTTTGGTAATGAGGCGCAACAATCACAGTTTAACGCTGCTTTGCAGAACGCTGGCATGAGTAATACGGCGCTTCAGCAAGACTACCAGAATCAATTGGCTGCACAAACTGCTCAGAATGCCGCTATTGCACAAAACTTTAACCAGCAACTAGGTATGGCTCAGTTTGGCAATACAGCACAAGATCAGAGCTTAACTCAACAACTACAGTTGCGTAATCAGCCATTAAACCAGATCACGGGCTTGATGAGTGGATCGCAGATACAGATGCCACAGTTTCAAGGCTATCAACCTACGAATGTTGCTGCTGCTCCGATCTATCAAGGGGTGCAAGATACGTTTCAAGGTCAGATGGATCAGTACGGAATCAGACAAGGAGCTAACAATGCTCTTACAAGCGGCCTGATGAGCATGGGCGGTTCTGCTGCTGGTGCTGCTGGTATGTTTGCATAATGCTAGGACTAGCTTTCTCAGGTGGTAAAGACTCTTTGGCTTGCTGGTACTTGTACAAGGCTAAGAAACCTATAGTTTTATGGGTAAATACTGGCAAGGCTTATCCTGAGACATTAGCAATTGTAGAAGAGATTAGAGCAGAAGCTGTTGAATTTATTGAGATTAATGTAGATCAACAGGCTCAAATTAACGCTAACGGCATACCTAGTGATATTGTGCCGATTGCCAATACTTTACATGGAATGATTGTGTCTGGGAAGAAAGACGTTCTTGTTCAGAGTTATTTGAACTGCTGCATGGACAACATTACTCTACCAATTCTTAACGCAGTAAAAGAAAGAGGTATTACTCAGCTCATCAAGGGTCAGCGTAATGACGAGTCATTTAAAGGCGAGTCTAGGCATGGAGCAGTTGTAGACGGTATTGAGTACATACAGCCTATAGAGAAGTGGACTAGCAAACAGGTACTAGACTTTGTAGCAACGCAGCGCGGTCAACTACCAGAACACTTTAGCTTAAACCATACAAGCCTTGACTGTTACGACTGCACAGGCTTTATGAAGGACTCAGCAGATAGGGTTGAATGGACTAAAGTTAATCATCCAGAACTATATGATAAGTATGCGTTAAACATGAGCAAATTAAAGGGTACAATCATTCCAATTGTTGAGTTAATGAGGTAGTTATGGCAAACAGATTTGTAAATTTTCAGACGCAGCAACCGGGTGAGATGGCTAATCCGCAGACTGTAGGAACTCAACAACAAAAACGTCAATCTTTAGCAGATAGGCTTAGACGATATGGTGCAGATCAAGATTCAGGCGGGTCATTTTCTAACGCATTCGATCAGCAAGTAAGAAACAGTATGCTTATGCGTGAACCACAAACTCCACAGCAGCAGCAGGCTAGTAAAATTATGAAAAGCTACAATGCTCCCGGTGGTGGATCAAAGATGGGTTATACACTAGACGCACCCCTTGAAGCGCAGCGTGGAATGTTTGGCGGTGTTAAAAGATTAAGCAATCAATTGCAGGAGAGTGCTTCTGCATTCGGTAGAGGAGCAAGTAATGCTGGTAGCGCAATCAGCAAAGGTTTCGGGTCGGCTGCAAGCGGCTTTGGCAAACTTTTCGCATAAGGGAGATAGTCATGGCAGATAACCAATTCATTAACTTCAACTCACAAGATGTTGCTGATATGTACAGGAGGAATCAGTACGCCAGAATGCTACAGGATCGCGCTGCTGCACCAATTGAACGGTTTAGTTACAAAGGTATAGAAGCTCCCATTCATCCATTACAGGGCGCTGCTAAGATAACAGATGCTTTAGTAGCTGGCATTCAACAGAATATGATGAATACGGCGTATGCCAAAGAGAAGGCTGATGCCGAACAGAAGTTAGTTGATGAACGCGAACGTAGTCAGAATGAGTTTAAGGAATATGGCGAGCAATATAACGACAAAGTCAGTCAAGGTTATTCTCCTGATTACGTCAACAGCCCTTCGAATTACGGCACACCACAAACTGTCTCAACACCACTTTCACCGCAACAGCGTCTTGCTGTCGCTATGAAAAACCGTATGAATCCAAATGAACGTATAGCATCTGATGCTCGTGCTGAGATTGAACAAGGCAATACTATTGCACAGAATGAGGCTAGAGCTGCTGAGAAAGCGATTACGGAAGCAACAAGGCAGCGCGAGAGAAAGGAAGATATAGACACTAGAGCTAGTGAATTTAAAGCTCTTAGAGCAGAAGCCGCAGCAAAGAGTAATGCGCCAACTCGAAAAGAGCAGGTTGAAAAAAATCTGCAAGAAACAGCAAAAGATAACATAGAGGCAACATTAAAGAGAATGGATGCTAACTACAAAACATTAAGAGACATTGGCGGCATGAGAACTCAAACTGGGAATCCTCTTTCTAATCTTGCATCAGCAGTAGGAAGCTCCCTTCCTTATGTCGCACAAGGCAAGAAAGAATCTCTATTGAGAGAGTCATTAGACTCTGATTTGCAATCATTACTTATGCCAGCAATGAAAGCATCTGGGATGACTGCTCAAATGATGAATACCCCTGCTGAAGTGAATCGTTACATGAAAACATTAGGTGGAACAGGTATTTCATACGAAGGCAATCAGCCAATCCTAGAAAGATTGCATACAGAGCTAGTTGGCAGACCAAACAATCCGTTCAATAAAGATTCAAGGTTAAAAGCTGTTTTGGATATGTACGCACCAAAGGGGAAATAATGGCAGACATCGAGAGAGCAAAAGCTGCGCTACTTGCTGCTCATGCAGCCGGAGATACTGACTCAGCACAACAACTAGCTGACTACATTCGTGCAGATCAGACAGTTTCTAAAGGGTCATCAGAATCTAGCTCTATGACACGCGGTAGAGGCACTGGAGGCTTCACTGGTGGCGTTTTAAGCGCGTTGCAAGGCCCAACACTAGGCTTCTTAGATGAGGCCGCTGGAGTGGGTTCTGGTGCGTTATCTGCTCTACAAGGAAAGGGATACCCTTCGGGCTATGTGTCTGGTCGAGACTATGTTCGTGGCGCTGTTAAGCAGCATGAAGAGGACTATCCTATCGGCTCACAAGTAGCTAGAGGCATTTCATCTTTACCATTGGCGTTCATACCCGGTGGTCAGGCTCGTACAGCTACAACACTAGCTAAAGCTCTGCAAGCAGCAAAGGTTGGAGGAGGATATGGCGCGGTTCAAGGAGTAGGCGAGTCTACTGCTCAAGATGTAGAAGGTTTAGGCGGTGATGCTCTATCTGGCGCGGCTTTAAGTGCTGTAACTGGTGGAGCATTAAGCGGTGTAGGCTCAGGAATAGGCGCTGTAGGAAGCAACATAGCGCAGAGAATGTCTCAGGGTAGTGCAGGTCAGGTAGCTCGTGAGAAGCTGGCAGAGGCTCTAGGAAGAGATGCTAGAGGCACATTAGCACAGACTCCGGGTGCTTTAACGAATGCTTCAGACATGGCTGCTCGTAGAATGCAGAAGTTAGGCCCAGAAGCTACGATAGCTGATGCTGGTGGTGCTAGTTCAAGACAATTACTTGATACTCTGGCTACATTGCCGGGCAGAACAAAGCAACTTGTAGAAACATTAACAAGAAGAAGAAACACTACTAGAGGCGGCAGATTGTCTGCTGCTGCTGATGAAGCTCTAGGCACTAAGGGTGCTGGATACCAAGACACCATACAGAGCTTGATTGATAGAAAGGTTACAGAAGCCGCCCCATTGTACAAACAGTTAGAAGGTATGAGCGTTCGTATAGACCCAGAACTAAGCGGCTTGCTGAAGGCTGCTGATAGCGCACATGGTGGAGCAGAGTTACTTTCTAGGCTCAGACAAGAAGTGCCAATTAACATATCTGCTCTGAAGGCTGGGGATGATATACCTTTTGCTGCACTAGATAAGATTAAACAGAGTCTATATGACTTAGGTGAGACTTCTAAACGCGCTGGCAACAAGGAAGTAGGTGCTGCCTATAACAAGCTAAGAATCTCTCTTACTAATAAGATGGATGATCTATCACCACAAAACGAGACTGGCTCTATCTACAAACAAGCTAGAAACGCCTTCTCAGGCCCAGCACAGCTACAGGATGCAGTAGAATCTGGAAGAAAAGCTATGGGGAAAGATACTATTGGTGTATCTGATATGATGAAGGGGATGACTCAAGACCAGTTAGAAGGGTTTAGAATTGGCGCATTACAGAGCATTAGAGAGCAAGTAGGAACTCCGGGTGGTCAAACTAAAATATTGGATATGTACAGAGCAAGTGCTACTAGCGGAAAACTTAAAGAGATATTTGGCAGCGACTACAAGAAATTTGCAGCAGATGTAGCTAGAGAGGCTAGGTTAAAAGAGCTGGAGTCTGTAGGTAAAGGTAGTCAGACAGCATCAAGACTATATGCCGCTGGAGACTTGGACGCGCAGCCAATATCTAACGCCGCTCAAGTAGCTACAAGTATTGGCTCAGGTCAGGCTCTACCTGCAATTGCTGGAAGCGCACGAGGGATAGCTGGGATGTGGAACAAAGTACGGATGCCAGAAGCTACTAGAGACGAGATGGCTAGACTGCTTATGATGCGTGGTCAAGGCGGTCAGCAAGAGTTACAGAATCTCAAACCGATGATGGATAGATTAGCGGCAGAGCGTTTGCGTAGAGCAAGTGCTACTGGTATTGGAGCAGGTCAAATTTCAGGAGGTGAACAGTGAGTTATTTCCTATCTATATTCCTTTTGATTCGTGAAATATGAGATTGGTTAACACTATATTTGGCGGCAAGGATATGCTGTTTTTCTGTGCTTGCTCTAATCGCAACAATATCTTCATTGGTCAGTCTGCCATTCCAATGATCTGTTCCATAATTGTGTCGGCGTTTATTTGCTGTATCAGCATTATTTTGAGCTTTTGTTCCTATTTCAAGATGCTCTGGATTAACGCATTGAGGATTATCACATTTATGCATAATTATTTTGTCATCTGGTATCTTGCTTACATAAAGCTCGTAGGAGTATCTGTGCGCTCTAACAGTCTTTCCACCAACAATCATAAAGATTCCGTAACCATACGAGTTTCTTGTTCCAATCCAATGCCAGCAACTCGCAAGTTTTTGAATTTTTGCTTCAAACCCTTGTTGTTCAGTAATGATAGAATGTTGACTCAAGGTTTTAGACTTCCACGCGATCTGATAGTGTCTGCGGCACAATTGACGCGCAACTGCTGGCTTAGAACAAATAGTACATTCAACAGTTTTGTTTACTTGATGGCCCATAAATCCTCCTGTAAAATTTAATTATATTCCTTTTTCATGGAGTAGGCTATGTCTTTCAATGGTTCCGGGGTATTCACAATAAACACGGCTGGGCAACCAGTCATTACTGGTACAACCATCTCCAGTACAACATTCAACACTTTAACGGCAGATCTAGCGACTGGCCTGACTACAGCACTGACTAAGGATGGTCAGTCTACTCCTACCGCCAACATTGGCAT